GTACCTTAGAGTCCTAAGATTACATTAAGTTAGTGACTTTAACTCTTCTGTAGTAGTAGTTCTCGTCAGCAACTAGATCGCCAGAACCATCCAACTGGATAAACGGATTAGCTGTGAAGCCATATCTTGTTTTAAATCCAATTTTTGGTTGGAAAGTGCTAGGATCTACAGCTCTTACTAACTGAAGTGGTACATATGGGCAGTAGAACAGACCAGCATCGAATGCTGAAGTTCCTTTATAACCAACAACGAAGTATTGGCTTGCAGCACCATTAGCAGAATAAGGATCTACATATACTTTGTAGCGACCATTAAGGACACCAGCGAAAGTAGTAGATGCTTCGTCTACATTCAGGTTAGTTGAAAGAGCAGGTGCGTAGTCAAGAACACCAGCCATAGCTAGAGCACTTGCAACATCTGATGAACAGATGATGAAGTTAGCTTTTCCTCTACGAGTTTGCTGAGCAACTGCATTAGCTTCTCTTTCGATTTGAAAAAGAAGACCTTTGAATTTCTCAACAGACCATCTACCAGATGCATCAACATCTAGGTCGAAAGTTCCCGCAGTAGCAGTACCAGTTTGAGCTCCTGGTTTAGCAGTTTTGTACACAGTTCTGATAACTTCTCTGTTAATTTCTGAAAGAATTTCAGTAGAGAGGATATTAGAAAGTTCGCCCTCAGCGTCAAGACCATGAACTGATTTCAAGTCTTGAGCAAGTTCGATAGTGTACTCAGCTTTCAGAGCACGAGACTTAGCTGTCACTGAAGTTTTCTCGATAGAGAAAGCCATCTCTTGGAAGGTTCCTCCACCAGAACCACCAAGGTTCTCAGCGTCAGCTGTAGCCATACCAGTACCAGTAGTGTAAGTACCATCTACTGGATTAGATCCAGCATGAGTACCTGTACCAGAAAAGTCTGAGTCAGCTTCGTTAAATAATGCTTCAGTACCACCTTGAGTGCTGTATCTTGCTTTCATAGCAAAGATAAGACCAGTTGGCTGAGTCATAGGTTGAACACCACAGATGTCATAAGCGATCATCTGAGGAGCAGATCTTCGTACCAATGAAATTAGTACTGGATCAAATTTAGCCACACCACCAGTGTCAGGAAGAGCTGCAGCATCGTTGACATGTACAGCTTCGAACATTGCTTGCTTTTCTTCTTTGATAGCAGTTTCCTGGTTCTCAAGAAGGACAGCAGTCACTTCTTTTCTGTAAGTGTCTTTAATGGGAGCAACACCTTCGTGTTCTAGGATCGGTGACCATTTTTCCATTAATGATTTTCTATCCATTGTTTATCTCCTTAAAGTTGATAGATTAATTAATTATTTTTGTTACTTCTGTCAAGCATGTCAGCGTAAGCAGAAATTTTAGGGTCTGAAATAGACTTCTTAGTTTCTTCTTCTAACTGTACTGGCTCATCAGTCACAACAGTTTCTACATTAGTTTTGCTTGGTTTAGAAGCAAAGTAAGATTCTCTGATAGTATTGACTTTCTTCTCAAAAGATTCTTTGTCTTCAAAACTGAGGTCTTCAGTTAATCCAGCAAATTTTTCTTTATCAGTTTCAGCCATATTATCGGATGCTTTAGAAAGGACTTCTTGTCTTTCCATTTCTTTGACGCTCTTAGAAAGGTTTACATTAGCTTCAAGTTGCTCATCGAGTTTACCTTGTAGCTCTTCAACTTTTTCTTGTGCGTCAGCAAGTAGGTCAAATCTTTCTTCAGGAACATCAATATAATGTTCTGTAAATAGATCTTTCATACCTTTAATGAAGCCATCTAAAATCTCCGACTTCATACCAGATTCGAGAGCGATTTCATTTTCACTTATCCACTGCTCAACTACATAGCTGAGGTATCCATCAACTTTTTCAACTAGACTCTCTTTAGCTTCGTCAATGCTCTTAGCATTGGACTCTTCTAATTCTTTTTTGAATTTAGCGACTTCTGATTTTACTCTAGAAACCACGACAGTTTCAAAGATAGTAGTAGCTTTTTGTTTGAACTCTTCAGAAAGTTCTTCGCCATTTAGCAATGCTTCAACATCTTCTGAAACATCTACTGCGATTTCTTCTTCTTCAGCTTCTTCTGCTACAACTTCTTCGTCATCACGATTGACTTCGTTTTTATCCATGCCATAACCAGACTTAATCATCTTGCCATTTTTCTTTTTTTTGCCTTCAGATTTTTCGTCATCGTCATCGTCATCATCGTCGTCATCGTCGTCGTCG